GGTCAGGCGCTGCCGCAGATTCTCCTGAGCGTAGGAGGACTCATCGGCGACATCCTCGGCAAGCTGGTCACTCTCGGCCCGTCGCTGCTCCTATCCGGCGCGGAGGCGTTCGGCAAGTTCCTCAGCGGCATAGTCTCCAAGGAGGGCGGCATAACGTCGTTCGTCGGGAAGATTCCCGGCAAGATTGTCAGGGCAATCGGAAACTGCGGCAGGCTGCTGTACAACGCCGGTCGAAACATCCTGGCGGGCCTGTACAACGGCCTCGTATCCATGTGGAACAAGGTCACGTCGTTCGTAGGCGGTATCGCCAGCTGGATCGTGCGCCACAAGGGACCTCTCAGCTACGACCTCAAGCTATTGCAGCCCGCCGGTACGCTCATCATGAAGGGCTTCAACATGAAGCTGGTCGAGGGATTCGACGACACTAAAAAGAGCATCGGCGACTTCAACGACGAGCTGAAGGACTACGGCGGCGAGCTTTCGACCTCGTTCTCCCCGAACGTCGTGAGGAACTTCCAACCTCAGTTCGTAAGCCAGCAGGGGTCCGGTGGCGGTCAGACCGTAAACCAGACCATCAACTTCAACCAGCCGGTCGCAAATCCCGCCGACATGGCTAGGACGGTCCACGAGTACAACACCTTCGGAGTGGGAGCGGATTATGGCATTTAACGACATGGGGCTTAGATTCGAGAACGTTGACGGCGGGGTCGTGCAGATATGCGGCCTGAAGGCATTGGGAGAGGTCGCCGACGATGCTGGCTATGTCCTTCAGGCGGGTGGACTCGACGACTTCATGAGCCAGAACTATGACCTCATCACTCAGGACTACGCTTTCTCTGACGGCTCGTACTACATCGGTCGTCGAAAGCCCATGAAGACCCGCACCATCACGTTCGAGCCGGTCAAGCGAGAGTCTGGCGACGTCTCCAAGGTTCTCGCAGCCAGCCGTCTCAAATGCACGGTGGTCGCTTTCGGGCAGCAGATGTGGCAGTACTGCTGGCTGAAGAACTTCAAGGTCGAGCGCAAGAAGCTGACGAGCGACCCGGTTTATACGGCTGAGTTCGCGTTCCCAGACCCGTCCTTCGAGGCGGTGGAGGCAAAAAAATCGTAGTGCCGTCCGGTTCCGCCACGTTCGAGGTTGGCGGTACCGCGGCGGCTACTTTTGACTTCGTGGCGGTGAACCTAGGGGATGAGATCGTCGTATCTCAGGAGCAGGGGACGGTCGTCGACAGCGTGCAGCTCGTGAAGACCGGGGAGAGCTTGCCGACAATCGCGGTCAATTACGGAATCAACCTGGCAGACCTCCACCACATGGCTCCGGGTAGCTTCGCATGGGGACAGTTCGGAAGGTGCTTCGCTTTCGGCGTGGCACCGGACGATTTGTTCAACGAGGCGAACTTCGACCTCAATTTCCTAAAGGGGGCTGAGCGACCGCAGGACATCGAGCTTGCCATGTTCTCGTCAGACCATCTTGAACCCGGTCAATGGAACGTTTACACATCAGGTCCGCTGACCCTTTATATGCGCGTCAAGGAAAGAAGGTTCGGCATCTCATGTTAATCAACATCTATCAGGAGACGGGTCCGGACAACACAGCGCCGGTGGCAACTGACATCTCGCTAAAGTTCGCCGCAGTCAACGCCTTCTACGTAGAGTGGAAGCGCAAGGCGTTCGATTCAGGCACTTTCGCGGTGCGCATACCTACAGGACTGGTCGAGCAGCTATGGCCGACAAAGTTCCTCGTGGAGATAGCAGACAGAATCGCTACATCACCGACCACGCGCGTGATTCCAGAAATCGGCGTCGTGTTCAAGATAAAGACGCACAAGGGCAGCGACGGCGAGTATACGGAGCTTTCAGGCGTGTTCGGCGAGGGAATCTGGGGCTTCACCAACACGACTCGCGGAACCGGCTCGAGCTACGGCGGATGGTACATCGACCAGCCGAGCGGCACGGAGGTACTGAGCGCAATGCTTAACAATTCGGGCGACAAGTACATGACCGGTCTTCCGAAGTACACGAAGGTCATGCTCGAGTACGAGAACTGGGGAGGGAGGACCCGATACACGTTCGGATCGCCTACGGTCATCGAGGACGCAATCTACGACCTTTGCAAGAAGAACAATAGGCTGTTCCGCGCTCCTCTATTCAAGACCGAGAGCGGACTTTTCCAGCTCATGCCACAGACTCAGCCCATCTACGACAACACGGGCTACGTGTTCTCCGAGGCGAACGGAAACGTGCTGTCCGCTGACTTCGAGCACGACACGAGCACGCAGGCTTCATGGCTCAAAGGCTTTAACCCGGATGCCAAGCGCGAGAGCATGGCGAAGTGCACTGGTCATGAATGGCAGACGACATATGCCTTCGAATGGAATGAGAACGTAAGCGACCTGATGGGCAACGAGACGACTCAGGATGCATGCGACTCGGCGGCGGCCCTGCGATCGTACAACTACAACTCGACGCCGACGATGAGCCTCGACGTCAGCGCGGAGGACTACAGGACCAAGTGGGACCTGGGCGACCGTGTGACATACGACGTGCTCGGCTATACTGGGACGGAGATAATCACCGAGGTCAACGAGAGCTACAGCGGCTCCGACGTATCTATCGGCGTGACCATCGGGTCTTCCTCGCCTACCCGTATGCAACGCCTGAACAAGAACGTCGGCAAGTCGTACGCGTAGGAGGCTGTATGGACGACTCCGGAATCGAGTACATAAAGAAGAGCATCGAAGTTCTCGAGAAGCGCGTATCGAACCACGGCAGGGAACTCGACGAGCTGAAGCTGAGCCGCGAGCACGATTCGGTCATGCTCACCCAGATTCAGGCGACGTGCAATGCGACCCGAGCGGACTTGGCGAAGCTGAACGAGCGAGTCGATTCCCGGGCGAAAGAGGGCGCTAAAAGGTGGGACACAATCGTGAACACGCTCATCAACTGCACCGTTGCGTCACTGCTCGCCTACATCGTGTGGGCGCTCGGCCTGCACCCGTTCTAACTGGAGGTAGACATGGAAGAGAAGCAAGAGAAGCATGAGAAGCCAGACATCAACTGGATGATTCGCATCAAGAACAAGACGTTCTGGCTCACGCTCATCCCGGCGGTTCTTCTGCTCGTTCAGGCGGTATCCGCGCCTTTCGGATACACGTGGGACTTCGTCGTCTTGAACCAACAGCTCGCTGCGATCATCAACGCCTTGTTCGCGGTCTTGGCAATCCTCGGAGTCGTGAACGACCCGACCACCAAGGGCGTTGGCGATTCCGAGCGCGCGCTCATGTATGACGATCTCGGCTAGGGGGTGGTCGTTCCGGGTGCCAGAACCGCGATAGCGTCACGCTGGTAATGGCACCATCCGGGCCGTGGGGAGACCTGCGGCCCTTCGCTTTAAGGAGGCAATTATGGCAATCACTCAGCGCGAGGCCTTCGCGCAAGTCATGGAGCATCTTTGCACCCATAACGGTGGAACGGGGCACGGCTATTCTCAGTACAACCGCATGGGCGACGGAACCACCGAGACCATCAAGCTATCCGATGGAACTACCGTCACAATCGCTGGAGGCGACCGAGACTGTAGCTCGGCTGTCATCACGGCCCTTCGCGCGGTCGGCATCAACACGTTCGGTGCCACCTACACCGGAAACATGAAGGCCGAGCTGCTCAAGACCGGCCTTTTCGTCTGGCAGGCCATTGGCGTTGCGAGCGCCAAGCGCGGCGACATATACCTCAATCATAAGCACCACACGGCGGTGTGCGTCTCACCGTATGGATCCGCGCGCGGCGACCTTCTGGCGCAATTCTCCATCAGCGAGAATGGCACCATAACCGGCACCAAGGGCGACCAGACATGGCGCGAGTCCAACATCAGGGCCTATTACAGCTACCCTTGGGACGGCAAGCTCGTATGGAAGTCGGACGGCAAGGTGCTCAGCGGCTCAAACACGGATGTTGCAGACCATACCGTGCCGGAATTGGGAGACACGCGCTACTGGGGGCCTAAGTTCAACCGAGCGCTCCAGAAGCAGCTCGGCACGACCGTCGATGGAATCATGTCGGGCCAGTGGCTTTCCAACAAGCCCTACTTCTGGGCCACAGACGGCGGTATCGAGTGGGCGAAGAACGGCAGCGGCTCCGACATGGTGCTCGCGTTGCAGAAGAAGGTCGGCTGCAAGATCTACCCAGACTTCTGCGGCGTGCAGGCCAGACAGATGAACAGCGGCACAATCAAGCGGCACCAGCAGTGGCTCATCGACCACGGCATCTCGGTCGGACCTGACGGGGCTGACGGGTACAACGGACCGAACACCAATGTCGCGATCGGCAAGGCAATCGCTGCGGGAATCTACGCGAAGTAGTACAATCACAGAGCGCCGTCGGTCTTTCTGCGTGCCTTTCGCCGACGGCGCGGCTCCTTTCCGATGCCCTCCGGTTATGCCGGGGGGCGTTGTTTTCGGTTTAGTTGTTGCAAAGTTGATACAGTAGTTATATTATGGGCTTGTCGGACATCGAGATTGGAGCACCCAATGAAGGCATTCAACGTCAACAACCGCAAGGTGGAGGACTTCCGTGAGGACGGTCGCGCGCTGTTCAACGGCAGGAACTGGCAGACCACGTACGAGTCGCCTTCCGACCCCGAGTGCGTGTACCTCATCGACCGTTTCGGCTATGCCCGCAGCGTCTACTCGGAGGCGGTCGAGGATGCCTACAACTGCGGTCGGTACGCGCTCAAGTCAGAGCTGGAAGGCATCCATTACTTCGTTGACGGCAATCCATACATTGGAGGTGTCAACTAATGGAGCAGTTCACGGTCCAGCTCGCGCCGCTCGTGATGGTGTGCGTCGGTGCCTTCAATGCTCTCACGTCTATCTGGGACAGGAAGAGCGCCGGCATCACGGCGGCGTGGGCGGCGTTCACCGTCCTCGCATACGCCTCGACCTACTACACGCAGGTGATGTACCGATGAGGCACGGATGCCTGTACTGGGTTCTCGTCGGCTGGTGGTGGGGAATCCTGCGTTTCGTGCTGCTGGCCTACATCGGCGTTATTTGCACGTTTCTGGCGCTCCCGGTGTGGTTGCTGGCTAAAGCGATAAAACGGGCTAAAAACGGCATCTGATGGCTTCAGACGGTACAATCTAAGAGACCTACATCGGGACGGTTCAGGCCGTCCCTTTTGCATTAAGGGGAGTGAGACATGACGCGGGAGAAGAACACCAAGTTCACAGCCGAAAACCGGCGAGAGATCATCAAGCTCGTGCGCGCTGGACTCTCGACGACGGACGTTGCGAAGGCCGTCGGCATCCACCCGTCCACGCTGTTCAACTGGCTTTCATGGGGCGAGGACGGCATCCGGGGCCGCGAGGACGACGATGAATACGTGAAGTTCGCCCACGAGTACCGCAGGGCCGAGGCGATGCGGAAGGCCTTCCATCTCCAGAACATCACGAGGGCCGCGAACGACGGTCAGTGGCAAGCATCCGCCTGGTATCTCGAGAGAGCATACCCTCAGGAGTTCGGGCGCTGCCAGAGAAAGCCCGAGGACGGCAACGAGGAGCTTTTGAAGGCCATCAAGGACATGACCGAGGCGGTGCGAAACAGTGCCGTCGTTTAGCCTGACGGACAAACAGAAGGAGTACGTGCGCGAGGCCCATCACAGGTGGAACTTCGCAGAGGGCGCGGTACGCTCAGGCAAGTCGTGGCTGGCGAACAACTTCACGATTCCAGACCGGATCCTGCACGGTGTGGGGCTTGACGGCATCAACCTAATAATGGGCGTGTCTCTGGGAAACATCGAGCGCAACGTCTTGGTTCCCATGCGAGAGCGTTTCGGAGAGGGCGTTGTCGGGACAATCGGAGGCCCGGACAACACGGTGAACCTCTTCGGGCAGCGGTGCTATTGCCTAGGCGCGGAAAAGGCAACGCAAAAGCGCAAGCTCCAAGGCTCGGCTGTGAAGTTCTGCTACATCGACGAGGCTGCTGGCATCAACCCCGAGGTATTCGAGATGCTCAAGTCACGCCTGTCCTTCGAGTATTCGGAGTGCCACGCCGGCTTGAACCCGGAAGGCCCGAGGCATTGGCTCAAGCAGTTCATCGACAGAAAAGACCTCGACATCTACCGCCAGCACTACACCATCTTCGACAACCCGTATCTTCCGAAGAGCTACGTCGAGCAGCTCTGCCGCGAGTATACAGGCGTCTTCTACGACCGATACATCCGCGGGCTTTGGACTCAGGCCGAGGGACTCGTCTACCAGACCGCGCTCGAGCAGGCCGTTATTCCAGACATTCCGCTCTTTGAGATTCCCGAGCACGCGCCGGTGTGGGTGAGCATCGACTACGGCATCACCAACCCTTTCGCGGCCCTACTGTGGACGGTCAGGGGCGGCGCGGTCGTGGCATTCGACGAGTACAGCTTCGACTCGCGTCAAAAGGGATACCGCAAGACCGACGCTATGCTATACAAAGAGCTGAAGGCCAAAATATCGCGCTACAACGTCGAGAGCATAGTCGTAGACCCGTCGGCCTCGTCGTTCATCGAGGAGATACGCGCGGACGGCCTGTTCACCGTCATACCGGCGGACAATGAGGTCGTGCCTGGTATCCAGAACGTGGACAACCTCATCCAACTAGACAAGCTCAAGGTATGCGAGAGGTGCAAGGAGGCGGTAGACGAGTTCGGCCAGTACGTATGGGACTCCAAGTCTGCCGAGACCAAGGTCATCAAGGAACACGACCACGCGATGGACGCTATTCGGTACTTCGTGCGAACAATATACCGTAAGCAGCTCGCTGGCACCGTATAATTTCAGAGACACCTAAACGGGAGGTATACATGGGAATACTAAACAGCGCGCTCGACCGTTTGGCTGCCGCCATCGGTAAGCGCATTCAGGGCGTGCAGCCGCAGCAGGCATACTCTGACGCGGCGAGCAAGGGAACAGTCGGCTCGGTCGAGAGCCAGATTTGCGAGTCGCTCGCAACGCTTGTCACGTCTGGCTTCCGTATGCCGGTCGTGGGCGGGCAGCGTGCGGCACAGCTCAACGACATCGCGAAGGACTTCGTTCTGAACTACTTCACCAACGCCATGAGCATGGCCTTCCTGAGTGGCGACGCGATTATCGTGCCTAGTTGGAACGGGCACGGCTTCGATAACGTCGTCGTCGATTCGGGCAACTTCGCAATCCTCGGCGCGAACGGTCGCGAGCTGACGAGCGTAATCTACGTCGTTGACAAGAAGACTATGAAGAACACCTCGACCGTCTATACGCTCATGCGCAAGGTCGAACTTGTGCCGTACACGGCTGTAGATGGAACTCAGGCCATGGCGACCCGCTACAAGACCTACATCATGCGGGACCAGCAGATGTCGAGCCTCACGCTCGAGGACTTCCCGGACTGGGCCGAGCATAATGAAGATGAGTGGATCGTACCGAACACTCCTCGGCTGCTCGTGGCCCGCTACCGCTCCTTCGCACTCGACCCGCGCAACCCAAACGCCCAGAAGGGCACGCCCATCTGCTTCGGTGCCTCGCAGCCCATCAAGGAGATTCACTATCTCGACTCCCAGATGCACAACGAGTTCGGACTGAGCGAGAAGGCCGTCTTCGCCGACCGCTCGCTGTTCCAGAAGAAGTACAAGCGAGACAATCAGGGCAACATCATCGACGCGGTGGTCGATTTGCCGAAGGGCAAGGAGCGCCTATTTCAGTCTTTGGCCGACGGCGGCACACCGACCATGAAGGAATGGGCACCGACAATCCAGCTCCAGCCCTACCTCGACGGATTGCAGGAGCAGTACCGCAAGGTCGAGAATGCGGTCGGAATCTCTCACGGCATCCTTTCAAACCCCAACTCAACAGGGTATGAGAACGTGGACAACGTGCGCAAGTCAATGCGAAAGACGCAGGCATTCGTCAACGCCGCCCGCAACGTTGCAGAGGGCATGTTGGGCGAGCTGGTCGTATGCTGGGACACGCTGCTCAACTATTACGGCATCGGGGCCGTCGGTGATTACAACGTCGAGTACCAGTGGAGCGACGACTACATCAACACCTTCTCGGACCAGCTCAACGCAATCGTGGCTGGTCAAGCCTTCGGAGGCGCGGATGCGGTCGATTACCGCATGTTGGTATTCAACGAGACGCCGGAGGTAGCAGCCGACCGCGTGGCGGCTATCAAGGAGTCCAACTCAGACGATCTCGGCACGCTGATTGGCGGTCTGAATGAGTAGCGACGACTTCTACGGACGAGCTACACTGGCATTCGAGGTCGCCGTCCTCTGTATCTTGGCACAGCGTCTGAGGGACGCGGACGAGGACTCGACACCGGCGGACGCGGCGAGGTGGACGGCATTAGACATGGCGGTCGTCTACCGTATGCTGAAGACGCTTCGCGGGGGCTTGGGCGAGCAGGCGGCGGTCGATGTTGCGAAAGCAGCTGAGAAGGCGGACAAACGCGCGGCGAAGTTCTACCGCATGAAGGGCCTCGATCCTGTCAAGACTTCCGATAATGCAATCATCGCCGGACTGCTAAAGTCTGGCAAGTCGCGTGTAAACGGCTCGATTCTCGATTGCCTAAGAACGTCCGTGTTCATGCTTTACGACAACAAAGGAAACCTCGTCCAGTTCAAAAAGGGCTATCTCGGACTGTGCCAAGAGGTCATCGCAAAGATTCCCGTAATGGGAACCCAAGAGGCTATCGCCGACGTGGTGAACCGCTTCGCGCGTCAGGGAATCAAGGTCATGTACCCGTCAGGACAGGCGCGCGAGCTTTGGAGCGCGGTCGAGATGAACGTGCGCGACGCGCTGCATAAGTGCTCGAACGACTTCAATCAGGCGCACGGCGAGCTGTTCGGAGCGGACGGTGTCGAGATAACCGCCCACATGATGTGCGCTCCCGACCACCTGCCATATCAGGGGCGCGAGTACACCAAAGCGAAGTTCGAGAAGATTCAGGGAGAGCTTGAACGTCCTATCGGCGAGGGCTACAACTGCAAGCACGACGTACTTCCCTGCATCTTGGGAGCAGGGACCACCTACGACGATCAAAGGCTCCGCGAGTTCCGAGACGCTGCCACGAGGCCCACGGGCTTCAAGCTCAAGAGCGGGCGCGAGCTTACGGCCTACGAGTTCACCCAATGGCAGCGGTCGCAGGAGAACGACGTCCGCAGGATCAAGGGCGCTATGTCCATCCTCCGCTCGGGTGGACAGCCGACCGACAGACTTCAGGCCCAGCTCGACCGTAAGATAGCCCAGTACGAGCAGGCCAGCCGACAAGCCGGAATCAGGACGCGCTACGACCGTATGGCATCGTACACGTTCAGGATTAAGGAGCAGTAATGACACCCTATGAGAAAGGCCGCGCATTCGAGTACTCGACAATCAAGGCTCTGAAGGCCAAGGGCTTCACATGTATGAGGTCGTACGCATCGAGGACTCCTGCCGACATCTGGGCCGTAAGGGGAGGTCGGGCCTATTTCATCCAAGCCAAGCTCCACGGGGCAATTTCCGCTAAGGAATGGGACGAGTTCTTCGATTACTGTCTGCAAGCCGGGGCCGAGCCGATTATCTCGAAGCGCCCGGACGGCAAGACGCGCGGAGTGGAGTTCTACCGTATAAGGAACCGCCGTGGAACCGGCAAGCGTCCTTGGGAACTTTTGGCCCTCACAGATTTCGGCTTCATCTAATGCTATACTTACAGGCGGGCCGCGAGTCTCCCATACCACGCGCGGCCCAGCCCTACGGGCATCCCGTGTGATACAATAGATACACGCGGATTGCGCCCGCACATAGCTATCACACCCGTCGTTACACGGGTTTGATAAACGACGACCCCGTCAGGTAGGCGCAATCTACCCGGCGGGGTCGTTCTCTTTTAAGGAGAGGTCATGCAAAAAGAATCGTATGTCGTTCTCAGGCCGTTCATGGTCGATGAGTTGGGTCTAAAGGGATCAGAGCTCGTCGCCTATGCGCTCATATACGGGTTCTCGCAGGACGGGGAGTCCTGGTTCACCGGATCGGCCCAGTACGTCGCTGACTGGTGCGGGATAGCACGAAGGAATGCCCTCGGCGTGTTGCAGAAGCTCACCGAAAAGGGCCTCGTCGAGAAGGTCAGGACGGGTCAGGGTTGCGCCTACAGGGCGTGTCGAAACATCACAGGTGATGAAACATCACTGGTGATGAAACATCACCGGACTGGTGATGAAACATCACCGGTTACTGGTGATAAAACATCACCCAATAATATAGGGGATATAACTAGTAATAAGACTAGAGAGAGAAGGCACAAGCTCGGCGAGTTCGGTCACGTTCTTTTGAGCGACGAGGACGCGGCGAAGCTCGATGAGGAGTTCCCGGGTTTCTGGCGCGACTACATCACGAAGGTCGATGAGTACTGCGAGCAGTCCGGCAAGCGGTACAAGAACTACCGCCTCACCATTTCGAAATGGATCAGGAAGGACCAGCAGACAGGCTCGGTGAAGTCCACAGCATCATGCACGGCTCCCGTCGGCGAGGCGTACGTCGGCGTTGCCGAGAGGTCTCCGCGCGAGAGGCTCATCAAGGACTACATGAACGCCACGGGCAAGGGCGGGTTCCCTTCGTCATGCTGCGCCCATTACGACTGGTGTGTTCAGAATGGTGTCCCCGAATACGTCGAGGCCGACAGGCTCACAAAGGAGTGGGTCGCGGCTGGGGGAACAGAGCGGCAGTTCCCGCGCTCAAAGTACCCGTGGAACCCGAGGCCGTAGATGAGGCCGTCACTTGGGGACGCCATCAAGGCCTACGGGGTACCCGTCCCCATCGACCAGATATACGTGGCGAACAGCATCACCCGCGAGGAGCTGGACGCGATCGAGGCGAAGAGGCGCGAGAGCGCCGAGGAATCAGCGGCGGAGTTCCGCAAGGCGATAGCCAAGCGTGAGAAGGCGAGGCGTGATGATGAATACGCAAAGGCTCACGGTATGCCATAGAACGCCACAGAATCGGTTTCTAGGGCATGTTTCGAGCTTTTGGGTGTAGGCGCTAGGGTAGCAGATAAAAGGCACCGTAAAAACGATTTGGGAGGCTCATATGATTGTTGCAGGATACGGGAAGACGCTCGTCGGGATGCCGGAAGGGTCTCCGTTCTCTCTGACTGACTTGGTGACGCTCGCGTACCTCATCGAGAACCGCGAGCCCGGCGAGTGGGCGCGCTTCGATTACCGCAAGGCCGAGGACGACCTATGGGACGCGAGGGCAGGTGCCAGGGCGACGCTCCGCGCCAGACTGAGAATTCTGTCGAGGCACGGAATCATAGAGACGAAGACGGTCGGGGTCAAGGGCAAGCACGGTGTCCGGACGTTCTACAAGGTGAACATGGGTGCCCTTGCATTCATCGAAGTTTCCCCGCTGGTCTACGGCATACGTATGTTACAATGCTGATACACAACGAGATGGAAAGGAGTTGTCTATGTCTTATCTGGTCGTATCGCAGGCCGCAAAGGAACTGGTCTCGGCGTGCGGTTCAGTTTCCAAAGCAGCCGAGGCGTGCGGGATCCAGCGCACGATGCTCTACCGCATCTGCGACGGCGATTTCAGCAAGTGCGGGCTGATGCCCCGGACGGTGCTGAAGGTGCGCGACGCATACGCCGAGAAGTGCGGGAAGTACTTCAGCCTAGAGGAGGTGTACCGATGAATCTCGACACCTATCTCGATGCGGCAGAAGGTTGCAGCAACATGAAGGACTTCAAGCGCAACCTCGGAATGGATGGAGAGAAGTCGTCCGACGTGCTCACCTACATCCTTCTCGGATGCGTGGCCGACCGCGTGAAGGCAATCGAGCAACCGTCTGAGTTCTATGCCGACTACGCCTGCGGGCACGGCGGCGAGCTGGGAAGGAAGGCCGGGCTGCTGTCGAATGCCATGGCTGATCTAGAGGAGGCCTTCAGTGACTAAGTGCGTCAACTGGCATGGGTCAGGCCGTTACATGATGTGCTCCGGCAAGCTGAAGGCCGTGAACCGAAAGACGGTCAGTTGCTCGACGTATGCGGAGCTTTCAAGCGCTGTCGAGGAGTTTGAGAAGTCCACCGGGTTCACGGTGTGGACGTATTTCTTGGGAAAGGTGCAGAAATGAGCGGATTGGTGAGAGGCCTCTATCCCGACGAGGTCGAGTGCAGAATCGGCCAGGTGTCGAAGAGCGGCAAGGGATTGAGCCTACTGCTGTACAAGACGAGCCGCACGGACATGTCGCTGCTCGACGAGACGTTCGGCCCGATGAACTGGCGCTGCTGTTACGAAGAGGTAAAGGGCGTCCTCAACTGCACGCTTAGCGTCTACGACGAGACCAAGGGAATCTGGATTGACAAGCAGGCGGCTGGCACGGAAAGCAACATGGAGAGCGAGAAGGGCGAGAGCAGCGACGCGCTCAAGCGTGCCGGGTTCTTGTGGGGAATCGGGCGCGAGCTGTACACGGCTCCTTTCATCTGGATTAAGGCCGACGACTGCAACATAACCGGAGGCAAGTGCTACGACACCTTCGCCGTCGATGCGATGGAGGTCGTCAACGGTCGGATCACTGCGCTCACCATCAGCAACGAGAAGACCCGTAAGGTCGTGTACCGCTGGTCAATCGACCGCAAGCCGGTAAAGCGTCAAGAGGCCACGGAGAATGTCCAAGAGCCTCCGGCGACGGATGCCGAGGTCGAGGCATTCCAAGGCGCGTGCAACGAGTTCTCCTTCCTGACCGGCAAGGAGGTCGCCGACATCCTCGACGCGCTCGAGAACACCAAGACGCTCAAGGCCTCCGGCTTCACCCAGTGGAAGGACGCGCCGTCGAAGGTCATCACCACGGCGCAGGCGGTCGTGGAATCTTGGATCAAGAGGAAGACCGCAGAGAACCGCGACGTCGTGGACAGTCTCACGGGTGAGCGATGAGCGCCGAGGCCCTTCGCGGCGTGGTTCTCGTCTGGGCTTGGCTCGGCACCGGATACCTGCTGGTCGATGCAGAGCGCTGGCCCATCGGGATCCGCGTCGCGTCGTACATCATCTACACAATCATGGCGGCACTCGCCATCAGGACACTCTAGGAGCAGATTATGAGCATCAACATCGTCAACATCTCGGGTAACCTCACGAGGGATTCAGAGATTCGCCGCACTCAGGGAGGCACGGCTATTCTGGGCTTCGGCGTTGCGGTGAACGACAGGCGCAAGAACCAGCAGACTGGCGAGTGGGATGACTACCCGAACTTCGTGGACTGCACCATGTTCGGCACGCGAGCCGAGAAGCTCGCTGGAATGCTGACCAAGGGCACTAAAGTCTGCATTCTTGGCAAGCTCCGCTACATGAGTTGGGAGAAGGACGGACAGAAACGGTCAAAAATCGAGGTGATCGTGGACGACATCGAGTTGATGAGCCGACGCGATACGGCAAGTGCACCCGTTCTCGACGACATCGACGAGGACATCCCGTTCTAGTCTAAAGATTAGACTAATTAGTCGTATCTCTAGTCCTATCTAGTCGTATTGCATTTGTATTGCACACCTGGGGAGTCTCGCGCTCCCCTTTTCTTTAACGAAAGTTGTTGCAAAGTTGATACAGTTGATTTACTATAGAGCCAAGGCAGATGAAAGGAGCCTGATATGAAGACTTACGAGGACGCAATCAAAGAGGCGGCGGAGACCTACGAGGCCCTCCGCATCGTCGAGAAGCTGAGCATCTGCAACGCCGAATGGCGCGGAATGCGCAACATGATCGCGTTCGTCTACGGCAAGGACGCGGCGACCGTCCGCGCCGACATCGAGGCCCTGCTGAAGTAAAGGAGAAGGCAATGAACAACATCGAGAGCGCCATGAGGGACGGAATCACCGAGAAGTGCCCCAAGCAGTGCTGCTACTGCAAGCACTTCATGTACCTCAACTCCGACATCATCGGCGTGTGCGGGCTGGCTTTCGACGAGTGGGTCGACGAGAACCGTGGCACCGTGAGCTGTGTCGAGGCGCTAAAGTTCTTCGAGGACTACGCGGTTCTGGACGACGAGGAGTGCGAGCGCACCGACTTCGAGGAGTACTAGCTGATGGATCGCAACGATGCACATCGCAAGGTCGCCGACCGTCTTGCCCTACACGGCACTTACATCAACGTTGGCGAGAAGGTCGACGACCCCGAGTGGTACGCTGGCGAGGTCGAGCCTATCGACATAATCGAGAGGGTCGTCGAGGGCCTTCCGCCGGACAAGGCTTACAGCCTCGGGCAGGTGCTCAGGTACTGCCTGAGGGCAGGCAAGAAGGACGAAGTAGACGTTGAGCTTGGAAAGGCAAACAACTACGCGCACCGTTTGGTATACGGACATTGGAGGAGCAGATGAGCAAGAAGCAGACGGACTACAGCGACGTGTGCCCTAACAGGCACGTGTACTCGACTGTTGCGACGTTCATGAATGACAACTTGGTGAGATTCACTACGTGCTTCAGCAAGGGTGAGTTCAACATCATGTGCACGGCGCTTGGCATAGAAGCAGACGACGCCATGGATGCAATGCATGTCATCATCGGCGAGGGCAAGAGGTCGGCTATCGAGAACGACGTCAAGCGCCCGGTTGTGCTTTAAGGAGGAGCAGATGAAAACTTACGTCATAGAGGTAGAACCGTTCACGAAGTTCATCGAGCCGAAGGCTCAGGCGCTGAAGCCGCTGGAGGAGGCCGCGGAGGTGTTCGGAGCGTGGCAGGCTTCCGGTATCGATGGAGCGCGATCCATCACGCAGGAGATGCGCAAGGACATCGTCTACGAGTGCTTCGACGTGATTCAGTCGTGCGTGAACCTAATGGAGAGCCTCGGAACGACTGACTCTGAGTTGTGTGATGCGGCTCGAAAGGTATACGCGAACAACATCGAGCGCGGACGTTACGACCCGTATTAGATCAGGGGGCTTCGGCCCCTTTTTCTCAAGAAAAGTTGTTGCAAAGTTGATACACGTTTGATAAGATATAGCCAAGGCAAGTGAAAGGAGCCGCAAATGATTCGCAAGTTCAGGACAGAGACCGAGGACGCAAAGCAGACGACGTTCAAGACCAGCGCGAAGACGCTCGACGGCATCGTGAGGGCAGGACGCAAGGCCACCGGGGACGCGCACCTCGACGCCTCGTGCATCTCCCCGGCGTGGCGTCCCGGATGGCACCCGCTGAGCAACCCGTACGTGCGCAAGGCGCTCGGCATCGAGGTGTAGGCGGACATGGATATCGACAAGCTGCCACCGATGCTAACCATCAATCAAACTGCTGAGCTGCTAAACCTTTGCTATAAAACCGTTTACAAGATGTGCGTCTCTGGTGAATTGGAGGCCGTAAAGATCGGGAAGCAATGGCGTATCAGACGAGTGACAGTGCTCAAGATTATGGGGCTGCTGTAATCAAGGAGGAGAAGACATGTATATCGAGTATGTGACCTACGACGACTTCAAGGTCTTGCACCAGCTCCGCGCGGTCGAGGAAGGCTCGACGATGATGGAGAAACTCAACAACGCGGTCAAACGTCTTGAGTCCACTGGGTTCAAGAGAGTGAACGAGGAGCTCCTTGGCAACTCGGATTGGATTAACGGCGAGACCCACGCATACATCCACTTCGTGAGTTTGGACGCAGCCCGCGCAAACATCGAGCGGGCAATGCGCGAAATACACGAGTACAGCTTTCTTGATTAAGGAGAAGACATGCATCTCTACGAGATTGACGGACGGATCGCACAGGTCATCGAGAACGGCTTCGCATTGGACGAGGAGACCGGCGAGGTATTCACGTGCGACGAGCTGGAGGAACTGGAGGCCAGCCGCGAGGCGAAACTGGAGGCCGTCGGCCTGTTCATCAAGGACCTGAAAGCCGAGGTCGAGGCATTCAAGGACGAGGAGAAGGCGCTTACCGAGCGCCGCAAGGCCAAGGAGCGCCGGATGGAACAGCTCAAGGAATACCTGGCCTTCTCGATGCAGACTCACGGCGACAGGAAGCTCGACACGCCCAAGGTGCGCTTGAGCTTCCGCAAGTCCACGAGCACCGAGATAACCGACGAGAACCTCGTCCCCGACGAGTTCAAGACGTTCGAGACGGTCGTGAAGATTGACAAGAAGAAGCTCGGAGCGGCTATCGACAAGGCGATGAAGGACGGCGGCACCATCAAGGGAGCAGAGCGAATCACTCGCCAGTCGCTCATCATCAGGTAAGCCGCAAAGTAAAGGAGAAAAGGCAATGGCAGACAACGTACCGACTTGCAGTGAGTTCAGCATCGAGATACCGGCACCGAAAGATGCAGAGGGCCGCAACGTGCCACTCGACACAAAGGTCATGTACAAAGCCAACGGAGAAGAGTTCAAGGTCAGGTGGTTCACGTACTCAACTTGCCCGTACGGCCCCGGTTGGTCTGCAAAGGTCTACGACCCGTCAGATACGATCGCGCTCGATTTCTTGCACCTCGAGAAGCCTGACAGCCTAAAGCAGCTCGCAGAAGACCTCAACAGAATGGTCAATTTCAAACGGGGATACGGTTACTCATCGTCGTCGTGCGCCTATACGGGCATCAGCGGGAGTACCTGCGACTGCTGCAAGTTCAAAGACTCGTCAGACATGTGCTCGTTTGCAGTAATCAAGGACATAGCCGCTCGCGTGAACCGTCTGTGCGGTGATTCCGAATGAGGGCGACAACTGATTACGCGCTCAACAAGAAGGCGATACGTCACTACATGGTCGAGCATGACATGAGCCAGAAGCAGCTCGCCAAGATGTGCGGCACGTCTCCGGTGACGTTCAGCAGGTATCTAAACGGACACTTCAAGCTGCCGCTGCGTGTCCTGTTCAACATGGCGACCGCCATGAAGATGGACGTCAACGACTTAGTTGTGAAGGCTGATGAATGATGAACTTTTCCGATTATGTAGAACTGGAGAAACGCGCGGAGGCACATGGCATAGGGGACGACCCGTCGCTAGCTCAGCTCCTGAACATCATCCAGTTCAAGGAGGTCGTCAAGGAAGGACACAAGCGGACGATGAACGACCTAGCCGACTGGGAGAAGAACATCGCGAGATGTGTCGAGCAGCGCATAAAGGAGGCGGCGACCGCAGATGATTACCGATAAGGAGCGCCACGAGAGGGCCAAGAACTTTCGAGATATGATCAGCGCTAGGAACTATTGGACACCTGGGAAGGTCGGCTCATTCGTCGATATAGACGACGTGCTTTCGGAGCTATTAGACCGTCGAGTCTATGACAGCGAGGTAGCCATCGACGCATGTGAGGCCCTCGGCATTGCAGACCTAATCGACCGACCGACATGCACAATCGTATGCGAGTGCGATGCGTACAGCAGTTGGGGTGAACGCATCGATGGGATGCGTCTCTACGAGCTGTCATGCGGTCATCAGGCGGTTTGCTTTGAGAAACCTGAGTATTGTCCTAAGTGTGGGGCGGCGATTCACAATGGTTAACAACGAAATAGACGGCCTCACCTACGACGATTGCGTAGATACCTACGATGATTCAGCTGGAGTGGGAAACAGCACGACATGCCGCCTAGACCTCACCGACGTTGAGATCCACGGAAACGCAAAGCTAAGAATCTACGAATGCAGCGAATGCGGCAGGACTTGCGAAGAGATATACGGCAAGTATGAGCGTTGTCCGCATTGTGGGGCGGTGGTTACAGATGCCGAGCGCTAAGGATAGGAGCGAGGCCGTAGAGTTCCTGCGCACGCACAGGTGCGCCGACGAGGGAAGCGCATACAAGACCGTTGGAGACTGCCGCGGATGTATCAGAGCGAGCAGGTCGCTGTTCGGTAACGACGACGCGCTCTGCAACCTCGACAGTTCGGGGCCGGGGATGTGGCAGAGACTGGCAGACCTAATCGAAGGGAAGAAATGACAATGGCCAAGGTGGACACGATGCCGATTTACCTGCGACCGCTCATGCGGGGTTGCAGCGTCAAGCTCAACAGGTGCGCGGTGTGCGGGGCGACCTACCCGCTCAACCAGCACCACATCGTGAGGCGCTCGGCGGGGAAGATGTACGACTGCCACGGGGTGGAGCTGCCCAAGCCGACCATCACGCTTTGCGGGAGCGGCAACACGGGCGGGTGCCACGGCAAGGCCCACGCGCACAAGCTCCACTTCCGATGGGTCGAGACTGACGTGAAGGACAAGTCGAACGGATTCTGGTTCGCTACAATCAGGGGCGGCCACTGGGAGGTTCTGGAGACTTCAGAACCCATGCGCGAGTTCGAGGCCTCGCAGGTCGAGGACGGTTGGAGGCCGCTTCGCGGTCAGGAAGACTAGGAGTGTACGTTGAACGAGTTGAGGGACGTTGAGGCGCAGCTTGTACCGCTGGACAGCCTCAAGGCGTACGACGGCAACGCCAAGCAGCACGACAGCGACAACATCGACGCGATAGCCAACTCCATATCGGAGTTCGGTTTCCGAAACCCGATTCTGGCTTGGCACAACGAGGACGGCGTGCCCGAGATCGTGGCGGGACACGGTCGCGCCGCAGCGGCGAAGAGGCTCCGCATGGAGCAGGTGCCGGTCATCTTCGTGGACGACCTGACGGACGCGCAGCGCAGGATGCTCACGCTCGCCGACAACCAGACTACGCTCATGACCGGTTGGGACAAGGCCACGCTTGATGCTGAATTAGACGCTCTTGAAACTGTTTTCAACGTGGAGGACTTCGGCTTTGAGCTTCCTGAGATTGAGGAAGACATACAGCCCGAGATACCGTTCAACACGGCACTCGACACAAAACGTGACTACATCGTCTTGCAGTTCAGCACGCAGGAAGATTATGACGGGGCTTCGCAACTGCTCGGAGTCGAGCGCGGCGACGAGCTTTTACCAGGAAAGCAGGCAAGATACGGAAAGGGACGAGTGCTCGACGGCGTAAAGGCTTTGGGGAAGTTGGTCGATGATGAAGAGGATTAAGGTCTGTATTCCATCATACGGACGCCCAAAAGTGAAGACGCTAGAGCGCTACCCCGACAGCACTCTGTTCGTCTGTGAGAGCGAAGAGAAGTGCTATAGAGAGCTAAACCCCGGAGCAGACATGGTTGTCGTAGATGATGCTGTTCAGGGGAATGTGGCGAGAGTTAGGAACTACATCCTCGACTACATGTTCAAGAGCGGAAAGGCCGATGCTGTCGTTCTTCTCGATGATGATATGGACTACATCGGAGTGTTTCGCGATAGAGCGCCCAGAAATGGGTGGGATGTCGAGAAGCTGGATCAGGAGAAGCTATACCAGCTCATAGCAGACGGGGTACAGCTCGCCGAAGATTTTAACGTGAAGATGTTCGGCTTGAATTGTGCAGGCACAGCACCCAAGTCATATGCCCGAAGTAAGCCGTTCTCGCTGACGCAGTTCTGTGGCGGGCCGTTCCAAGGGTTCCTCAAGAACGACTTGAGATATGACGAGAACTTACCTCTCAAAGAAGACTACGACATGTGTTTGCAACAGGCCCTGAACTATGGTGGGCTACTGCGGTTGAATTATGCGTTCACGATGTCGTCGCAAGGCTGCAAAGGAGCATCTCAAGAAGGAGGCTGCTCGACGTACAGGAACAGCAGGGAAGAAAAAAGAGAGTTCGACAAACTCCGCAAGAGGTGGGGGTCTGATGTCGTCAGGTATGACAGAGGGAGCAAACGCCAGTTCGACTATAACCCGAGGATTCGCATCCCGATAAAAGGCGCGTAAAAAAGAGTGACAACCTTCCATAGTTGTATTAGAATTAAGACAACGACAAGGGAAGGGAGACCCCAATGAAGACCTACTACATCCTCGCAAAGCTCGAGAACGGCAACAGCCGCCTGTACAAGACAGAGACCACCAGCAAGAAGGCAGCGGCCTCCGAGATTCGCGCCAACGGCATGAAGGTGCGCCGCGTCTACAGCGACATGCAGCTTTCAGACATCCTCACCACTCATTGGTATTTGCTCGACGACGTCGATAACCTCACAAAGGATTACTTCGACGAGTGCGGAGTCGTAGCCTTCTAAGGTAGGCGATAAGATTTATACTTGGAGCGGAATGAGCCGTCTCACCTACGGGTGGCGGCTCCTTTTGTCTATAATGTCACTCAGCAGGCCGTGGGCTTCATCGCGGCACCCATCCGGCTCGGGAAGGCCGAGCTTAATCATGACTTTAGAGGGGTTGAGGACATTGCAGAACATCGAGGAGATTCTGAAGGAGAACGGAATCGAGGGAGATCAGGCCAAGGCCATCGCGAAGGCCGTAGGCGAGAACTACAAGACCGTCGCCGAGGTCGAGCAGAAGGCCAAGAAGCTCGCCGAGACTCAGGCAGCGCTCGAGACGGCTAACAAGGCGCTCGACGAGGCGAAGAAGGCCGCGGAATCGGCAGACGTGGACGGCCTCAAGGCGAAGATTGCCGAGTACGAGGAGGCCGCCAAGAAGCGTACCGAGGCAGACGAGGAGGCCAAGAAGCGCGCGGCATTCGACGATGAGTTCGTCAAGGCGCTCGGCAAGAAGTCCTTCGCCAACAGCGTCGTCAAGGAGGCCGTCACGGAGAAGGCCTACACGCTCCGCAAGGCCAACGCCGACATGCCAATCGCCGATATCCTGAAGCTCGCCGCGCCGGACGAGGCCGGAATCTGGGCCAACCCGCAGACCGACCCGCACAAGATGCCAGGGGCCGACGGCGCAGCCGGTGGCGTATCGCCCATCACTTCCCTCGACCAGCTCAAGGCAATGTCACCCGACGACATCAACAAGAACTGGGCCGACGTTCAGAAACTTTTGGCCCAGCAGTAGGAAAGAGGTAACTCATGTCTACCAATAAGTTCATCCCGACAATCTGGTCGGCCCGTATCCTCGCCGCGCTCGAGAAGCAGCTGGTCTACACCAACTTCTTCAACCGCGATTACGAGGGCGAGATTCGAGACGCCGGAGATACCGTCAAGATTGGCCTCGTCGGCGCTCCGACCGTCAAGAAGTACACCAAGGGCTCAGAGATCGCAGCTCCCGACGACGTGACCGTGACCGACGCAACGCTCACCATCGACCAGGCGGATTACTTCAACATCGCAGTCGATGACGTCGACGCGGCACAGTCCAAGATTAACCTCTTGGAGTCCGCTTCCTCCCAGACCGGCTACGCCTTCGGCGACGTTACCGACCAGTACCTCGCCGGCCTCTTGGTCGCTGGTACAGGTGGCACCATCGGCACCAAGACCGCGCCGAAGAGCATCACGGACGCGAAGCCAGAGGATGCCTACAACCTTCTCGTCGACCTCAAGGTAGCGCTCGACCACCAGAACTGCCCGACCACGGGCCGCATCTGCGTCGTCCCGCCCGAGTTCGAGGGTTTCATGCTCAAGGACTCCCGATTCGTCGCCAAATCCACAAGCGAATCCAACGAGCGACTCACCGATGGCGTCGTCTACAAGTCCGCGGGCTTCGAGATTCATGTGTCCAACAACGCGCCGCATGACGACAAGGGCGGCTCCGGCTCCACGACCGTCTACGACGTCATAGCCGGTTGCGACCAGTCCGGCACCTACGCTGAGCAGATTCTGAACACCGAGGCATACCGTCCCGAGAAGTCCTTCAAGGATGCAGTGAAGGGACTCCACGTCTACGGTGCAAAGGTCCTGCGCTCCGCCTGCGTCTACAACGCCAAGGTGTCTTTCTAGCATAGGAGCCTCTAACCGATAGAACATCCCGGGCCGGGCACATCCGTCACCGGTTAGTTGGGGAGGGCTTCGGCTCTCCCCTTTCTTTTAAGGAGGCTACATGCGAACACATGTGTTGACGGTCGCGGAGCGAGACATCTCCACCGACGACCGTTTCTTGGTGAGGGGCACGGCGAACGAGGACACTTGCAGGCTCGTCCTCGACGATGAATGGAATGGCCTCACGGTTCACATTACGTTCGAGGGGTCCGGCGAGAAGGTCACGCCTGCTGTCGTGGACGGCGAGTGCATCGTCCCGTGGGAGGTATTGCAGCAGGCCGGTGAGGTCACGGCCTATGCTGTCGGACTGGCAGACGGTACGGTATTGGCCCATGCCAAGATGGGCAAGCCGTTCGTCGTCGTGGACTCGGATACGGACGATAACGTGAAGCCGAGCGACCCGTCTTTGAGCGAGTACCAGCAGGCGCTCGTCGATGTGAATGACGCAACGGCAAAGGCGTTGGAGTCTAGAATCATCCACGCGGAGGCAGAGACGCTTGATCCAAGCAGCGAAGCGACCGCCGACATCGTACCTGAGGGCGGAGCGCAATGTCTCCGCTTGGGTATCCCGAAGGGCGACAGGGGAGACTCAGACTTCGGAATATTGGACATAGACGACGACGGGTACCTCAACGCCTATTACACTACTGACAAGCCGTCCATAAAGTTCGAGCTGGACGGCAACGACTTGAGGACGGTGCTTACAATTGCCGACGATTAAACAGAACCTCGGACGGGTGCGAATCGACAACAAGGGACCTTGGAAGGCCGGAACATACGACAACCTCGACGTGGTGACGCTCGGAGGCTCCTCGTACATGTGCGTCAAGGACGGCACGACCACCAACCCGGAGACGCTTGACGGCTGGGAGGTGATCGCCGAGAAGGGCGAGACCGGTGCGAAGGGCGACCGGGGCGAGAAGGGCGAGAAGGGCGAC